TTCTACCTCAACCTAATGGCTAATGGAGTCATCCCCAAGATACAAATCATAAATATTATTAGAAATTTACTTGCACAGATCTATACAAATATTGCTATTGAGGATAAGAAGAACGTGGTTGAAGAGCTCACAGAAACGGTTGCCATTCTGTATAAGAAGGAGCTTTGCGACGAGTTCACGAAGGATGATTATGAACTTATTGATGGGCATACAATCAGCGATGCGGTGAAGCGCATTGCAAGCAGTAAGGTGAAGGATTTTAAGAGTTTGACGAACAAGTCACTATTCAAGTTCATGGACTTGATTGAAATGTAAGGGTATAACAAGGCAAACAGTTAAAAAGATATACAACTAAAAAGATATACAACTAAAAAGATATACAACTAAAAAGATATACAACTAAAAATAGTATTTAAATAAATTTCACTATATATTTCATGTCAGATGATGCCGATGCGAATATTTATTTTTCTATTGATGACAGCTCTAATCGTGATAACGATAGTGATGGTACCATATGTTGTAATGGCGATATAATTAATGAATTCATGAACGATGTAAATAATGTACTATTGGATTCCGATTTGTCATTTCAACACATTATAAATTATAGTGAAAATGCAACAGTCAAAGAACTACTGATAATTTGCGATTATTATGGTTTCGCAAAGGAGCTAAAGGCGAACAAATGCAACAAGGGAGAAATTATTCAAATTCTGGTTGATTTTGAAATGAACCCACTTAACAATGAGGTAGTGTATAAAAGACGAACCATGTGGTTTTATGCCGCCGAATTAAAGAATGACAAGTTCATGAAGAAATTTGTCTTATGGTAATTGTATTTTGTATTTATTTTGAGTTAAATATAAAATATAAAATATTGTAATAATTTATATAAATGGTGTTATCAAAAATAAATAAAGACGTTAGTTATCCCGAACTTAAAAGCGTGGACCAGAATGATTTGAAATTAGAGGCAAATTTATATCAGATAGAACTAAAAGAGATTGACGTTATTATTGCTATTGGCGGCGGTAAGAATACATTTGAAGATAAGAACATATTATATTTTCCTATTTATTTAGTTAAATACAACAATAAGGTTGTTCAGATTGGCGTATATGAAATAAAAGCTTCCGATTACTTATCGTATTTTGATGAAAGCGACAACCTCGATGTGGAAAAAATGGACGACCCACTTATATACTCCTTTGCAACAAAGGAGTTCTTGAATAAACTCAGAATGAAGCCAGATGTTCCTATACGAAGGCTTAAAGAAGACGTCGTGGAAGAAGAAGAAGGTCGTGCAGCGGAAGAAACCGACAATGGCGAAGAGGAAGAAGTGGAGTATAATGAGTACTATGAGATCCCCAAGGAGAGAGAAGACATATTTATTATGACAAAAGGCGTACCACTGCCCCCGTTGCTGAGGGAGGAAACCAAAAAACAGGCCAAAGATATTAAAGAAAAGTACCACGAATCGCCGCAAGACACCTGGATAGAAAAATTCATGAAAAATAATAATTATACGATTACTGATAATGAGGGTGGAGGTGACTGTCTATTTGCAACAATTAGAGATGCATTCTCCAGCATTGTTCAGCAAACATCTGTTAACAAGATTAGAAAGAGGTTGTCTGATGAGGCAACACAGGACACTTTTTTGAACTATAAAGAACAATACGACATGTATACCGCCGAACTAATCCGCGAAACCAACGCCATTAAGGAGTTGGCCGCAGCATATCTTGCGCTAAAGCAGCGTCATACTGAGATTATTGATAGAAATGAATTAAAGTTGATTTCCAATGAGGCAAAAAAGGTGAAAACTGAACATGACCAGCTCGTTAAACAAAAACGCGTGACCACCGAAATGCTCAAGGAGTATAAGTTTATGAAGGGAGTTGACACATTAGATGCATTCAGAGCTAAAATTCGCAAGTGTGACTTTTGGGGAGATACATGGGCAATATCTACATTGGAGAGAATTTTAAACATCAAGTTTATTATCATGTCGAGTGAACTTTATAAATCAGGGGACCTTAAAAATGTACTACAGTGCGGACAATTAAATGACAATATTTTGCTGGAGCGCGGCAGGTTTACACCTGAGTTTTACATTATTATTGATCATACTGGCAGTCATTATAAGCTCGTTGGATATAAAAAGAAGATGATCTTTAAGTTTACCGAGATCCCGTATGACGTAAAGAAGCTAATCGCAGAGCGATGCGTAGAGAAGAACGCTGGTCCCTTTTCTATTATTCCCGATTTTCAAAAATTCAAAGCCAAGAATATTAAAACACCGTCGGTTGAAAAGGAGACGGAGTATGCTGATATTAGCGAGAGCAAATTACGAGGCCTCTACAATGACGATATAGTGTTTCAGTTTTACTCAAAGTCAGTTGACAAACCACTTCCTGGAAGAGGGAGCGGAGAGAAAATTCCCAATGACAGAATGAAGGAGTACTCTGAACTTGCAACCATTCCTCAGTGGCGCAAAAAGCTGTCCAATTTCTGGGTGGAGCCGTTTACACTTGATAATCACAAGTGGGCAACAGTGGAACATTTTTACGAGGCATCCAAGTTTAAAAAGGGACACCCAGACTTCTATTTGGGCTTCTCTCTTGATTCTGGAACGGACTTGTCGAAGGATCCCCTAATGGCAAAGGGTGCGGGGGGCAAGACGGGCAAGTATAAGGGTGAGTTGTTTAGACCCATTGAGGTTATAGCAGACGCGGATTTTTCTGGACAGAGAAGCCGGAAGGCCATATATGATGCCCAGTATGCAAAGTTTACACAGAACGAGGAGTTGAAGAGACTTTTATTGGCGACAAATGATGCAAAGTTGGTGCACTTTGTAAAGGGTGCCGAGCCGGATGTGTTTGATGAGTTGATGTTGGTTCGTGATAAAATTCGTCGCAGCAATATTTAATGGTTGGGTCGATGTATGATAAAATAATGAAATCCATAATTTTATTATACAATACAGCAAAAAATGATTATACAGGTGTTCATTTGCACAAAAATGGGAAAAGGCAGTTGCCTTCAATTTTAATTGCAGACGAAAAACTTAACAGGCTCACACATGAATCAATTAACGTGTCGATTTGGTTCAAAAACATAAACTGATTCAACTGATCGACGCAAAGGTGGTCATCTAATATCAAAAAATGCGAGATAAACTTAAGCACCTCTGCACAAATGGATGCTCGAGATTGGCTGTCCAATTGAAAATCCTTTAGATTACACATTAGTTCATACAGACTTTGGATAATAGAAATCAAATGTGGAATATCGTTGGAATCAATCTTGCCGTCCTTGATAACTTCCAATAACGACTTCTTAATGTCATCCAATACGGCCGGCGAGGATGATGCAATGGATGATATCATATTGGATGCCGATTTACTAATGGCAATCTTCAAATCCTTTCCACCGGGTTTAAGGGCGGACATGATGGTGTCAGCCAGGGTTTGTGCTGCCTTCTCGACAATGGTTTCCTTGATATTATCGATCATTTTTTCTGCGTTCTGTATGGCGGCCGTAACCTGTTCAGTAACAGCAGCAACCTGTTCAGCCACTTGCTCTTGAACAGCAGCAACCTGTTCGGTAACCTGTTCAGTGACAGCAGCAACCTGGTCAGCCACTTGCTCTTGAACAGCAGCAACCTGGTCAGCCACTTGCTCTTGAACAGCAGCAACCTGGTCAGCCACTTGCTCTTGAACAGCAGCAACCTGGTCAGCCACTTGCTCTTGCACAGCAGCAACCTGTTCAGTGACAGCAGCAACCTGTTCCGTCACAGCAGCAACCTGGTCGTTCATCGTAGTTGCAGCCCCTTCAGCAGCAGCATAAATGTTATCAAGCGCCAATGCACTTGCTGTCTCAACTTCAACCTCCACATCTGCCGAAGTAACATTCTCCTGAATGTTTTCGGCCAAACTTTCACTTGCTACAGGTTCAACAACCTTCTTCTTTCTTGGAGCGGGCATTTATAGTATGTAAATAATTTGTTTTTAAGTATTTACAAACTTTAATTAGAAACTGCATTTCTTACACGTTGTAGAGGTCTAACAATTGCTACCTTGTGTGTCTATTTTCGCCGTAGAATTGTTTGGGCAGCATCCGTATCTGGTGCCTGCGCACCCACCAATTGATTTGGGCGGTTTGGGGCCCGGCCCTGGAATCGGTTCGGGATTAGGCCCAGGAGTTGGGTATGGAGGGCGAGGTCTATAGCCAGGACAATTTGTTCCAAAGAAGTTAATTTTTGAGTTCACTCCGTCGGGACAACAACCAAACTCGGTTTGAGAACATGTCGCAAAAGCAGGCGCAGGTACAGGTATTATCGTTATGTGATTCAACGCTATTAGAAGAATCAACGCAATCGCTAAAATAATAATAATTGAGCTATCCATGGTATATATTTAGACCTGAAAATATTATTAAGAGAAAGAATAATAAAAATAAATAGAATGATATAGTAAGGGATGAAATTATCTAAAAATAGTAAGGATCTCATGCTATTTTTTACGAAAAATAAGCATATAAATACTGTAAAACAAACTAACCGAACTAATGACATATTAACCGAATTGTACAAGGATATTTACGACGCATATGTATTTGTAAATAGCCTCAAGCGCGACGTGTATTATACCATTACAACCAAGAAAATTGTTAATACAAGTCAAATACCCCAACCAAAAACATTTAATGCAAACAGCTTTCCTGATGCGGTGCGGGCACATATTGACGAGGTTGCTGCCTTCGAAATTACATATACATTTTCTCTCTATAGTCGCACTGTTAAACTAATTTTTGTAGTGGAAGATGCGAACGCCGAGCTTAAGATGTCGATGTTTAACAAGTATGTTGACGCAATTGTTATGTGGCTATACATATTAAACCTATATGCTTCAAAACAATGTGCCAACACACTAACCGTATATTTTTATTTTACATCACTTGAAAAGACGCTTCCATCAACAAATATTTCTATACTTGATGAGATGAGCGTGAATACTGCTTTCACAAGAACGTGTCCGACGGATTCCGAAATAGTTGTGTTTAGGCAAGAAGAGTGGTTTAAGGTGTTTATCCATGAAACATTTCATAATTTCGCACTTGATTTCTCCGATATGAACAATCATGAGGTCCATCAGTGCATCCTAAACATTTTCAAGGTAAAATCCGACGTTAACCTGTATGAGGCATACACTGAATTTTGGGCTGAAACCATGAATGCATTGTTCTGTAGTTTCTTTTCCCTAAAAAATAAAAAGCATGTCGAGGAGTTTCTGGTCCATGCCGAATTCTTTATGAATTTTGAACGGACCTATAGTTTTTTCCAATTAGTAAAAACGCTTAACTTCATGGGTCTGTCATACCAAGACCTATATTCGTCAACAGGTCGTAGCCGAATGCTTCGTGATAATTTATACAAGGAAAAGACAAACGTGTTGGCATACTATATCATAAAAACAATCCTTATCAACAACTATCAGGACTTTTTATTATGGTGTAAAAAGAACAATTTTTCTCTCTTAAAGTTCAACAAGACACTTGCGAATCAGCGGGAGTTCTGTGCCTTTATTGAACACAAATATAAACGGCTTAGCATGTTAACTGCGATTGCTGAGACGAGGCGGTTTATAAGTACTATAGGAAATAATGCAATATCTCCAAAATTGAATTACATTTTATCAAACATGCGGATGAGTATTTGCGAGCTGGGATAACTCGCTGACTGGTTGCGGTGAATGACAGTTTAAAATAAAATTGACATCCGCACAGAACTCAATATAGGATGCAACATTCAAATAATCATCACCATATAAAGATGGGGATCCGGAACCTAAATAGTTTCCTACGGGATAATGCCTCCTCCGCGATAAAATTTATAAATATCGCGGAGATGTCAGGCAAAAAAATTGCAGTGGATATAAGCATCTACATGTATAAGTTTGCATCAGATGATTCTCTAATTGAGAATATGTATTTGATGCTATCGGTGTTTCGACACTATAACATAATTCCTATATTCGTATTTGACGGGAAACCTCCCTCCGAAAAGAAGGAGCTACTTATCAAACGCCGCGAGGATAAGAAGGAGGCAGAAGATGAATATTATCGGTTAAAAAAAATTCTTGAAAATAATCAGAACATGGACGAAGCCGATAAACAGGATATTATTTCTAACATGGACAATCTGAAAAGAAAGTTTGTTTGCGTTAGTAGAACTGATACTGAATCGGTAAAGGGTCTTATTCGCGCATGTGGGGCGACGTATTGTGATGCTCCAGGAGAAGCCGATGAGTTATGTGCAATACTGGCAGTTAAAGGGAAGGTGTGGGCTTGTTTAAGCGAGGATATGGATATGTTTGTTTACGGGTGTCCGCGAGTAGTCAGATACCTTAGTTTGTTAAACCACACTGCGGTTTTATATGATACGCGAAGGATCCTGGAAGTCCTCGATGTAACTCAGACGGAATTACGAGAAATTTGCATTCTATCCGGGACCGATTATAACCGGGCAAATGATGACTGTAAAAATGCTCCAACACTACATGAAACGTTGAAGCATTTTAAAAAATATCGTAAGGATAAAACGGAATTGGGATTCTATGATTGGCTAATCGAGAAAACCCATTATATTCATGATTACGATATTTTAAAAAGAATTAATAGTATGTTTGACTTTAGTCGCGCGGACTTGAACCTAAACAAGTTTGAAGATATTAGAATTGCAAATGGTATAACAGATAGAGATGAAATTGCAAGTATATTACGGACGGATGGATTTATATTTCCGCCGCGGCATACACATGTGCACTTTTAAGCTGCTCTGCTCTAAATGAATATAGGAGTGTCAATATTCACAAACGTTCCCGATGAAAATTGCGGAATCTGAGTGAACTCCGACGTTTTTAGTTTGTCTCTCATTGATTTTATTAGTTCCCTCCAGGTGCAACCTGTTTTTTCTTTCGCAGCCTCCAGTAAAGACCACGTCATTGCACCTGATGCCTTATTGTTGATAAATGCATCTGCACTTGTTTGGTTGTCTGTGCAGCCACTAATCATAAACACATTTCCCTGCGTTTCAAGTTGTTTATCGTTTTCCGTATAATTGTCGTAATTGAGGCTGTCCAGATATTGATATTTGAGGTCCAACACTGAACCGCTGAAGCAGCTGTCAAACATTGCGAACAATGTGGCGCCTGGTTTTAAGTGGGTTTGTATTAACGCCTTAAGTTCGTCGTCAACAATACCCTGTAAGTCGCAAGATACAATCATTTCATCCCGCCCATCAGTTTCGTCACTATTTCTATCAAGTGTATAGAAGCCGTGGCCGCTATAACAGAAAAATAATAGATCATCAGATTGGGAAGTAGAGAGAAGTCGTTTAAATTCTTCTAAAATGGTTGCGCGGGTGGGTTTCTTCGGCGTTAAATCTGTAACGACACTAATATCAGAAAATCCTGCATTTGTTATTCTCTCTTTAATCGACATAACATCATTAATACAGCCAAATAGTTCGTTCGTTGTTCCTATATAATTGATGCCAACCAAGAGAGCCCGCTTACGCTTTGCGGGTTTAACTGTGGGTGGGGCAAAGTTTTGAACGGCAAGTTTGTTTTTGTTAAACGCGTCGCCGAGGGCAGCCGCATCCTTATTATATTGGGCGACTAAGTTATTGATTCTCGCCTGTTTTATGTTAACTGTGATGCGCGCATTTTGAACACCTCTAACATTTG